TTGTTTATAGTAGGGTTGTTTACTCTACCAAATAATTTAATAGAAGTAGAAAACTCTGTTTGTAAAGGACCTACTTCATTTAAATCTCTAGGTATTTTATTTATATTATCTCCTAGTAAAACAGCAAAAGCTACTCTACCTAACTCTTTAGCAAGCGTTACAGGATAACCTGAGACATAACCCGGTAAATATACATTATAATAATCTTGTTCTTGTTGTTTAACAACTAATTTATATGATTGCCAACCAGTAGGATTTGCGTCAAAAACATCTATTGTTACTATACATCCATTTACCGTATCCTCTAATTGTTGACCATTATAATAATCGCTACCTCTATCGGTAATTTGTAAACCAGTTACAACACCAGCGGCTTCACTTGTAACCTCTGCTTTTAAACCACTACCAGCTCCAAGACCAACAAGAGGATCGTATGTAAACGATATTATATCTCCTACTGCGTAACCAGCGCCACCAAAGTCTATAGTTAAATTATCTACGCTTGTGTCTTGCTCTGATTTATATAAACCAGGTTCACCTGTTAGTTCATTATTAGTTAATTGATTTACACCACTATTTAACTTTACTCTTAAAGCGTTTCCTAACCAAGAATATACACTCTCTAAAGAACTTGTAACACCAGTTGCAACGTTAGATTCTGGACCACCAACATCGCTCCATGATTTATAAGGAACGTATATAGTTGAACCAGAAAGAGCCGGATTGCTATCATTACTAGATAAAACTACACTAGAAGCTCTACCGTATCTATCAGCTAAAACAAAACCAACTTGATAATTTCTATTCTGCTTAATAGAGTGGTTAGGATATTGAGCATAATTATCGTTGTTAACAGACTTATCTGCCTGTACAACTTCATAATTTAAACCTGTTGGCGGTGTATGTTTTTGTAAGAAATTACCGTATATAACTCTATTTGCAGAAATCTCTTGACCTAAAGCTTTTAAAGGAACATTGTCGTAAACTCTATTTTGCTCACTTGTAGGTAAAGTTCTATAAGGTTTTATAGACTTATAGTCAAATTCGTAAAACCATTGCGGGCCAATTCCAGCACTTGTGATTGGTATTTCTTTTACAAACGAAGAAGAAGCACTATTAATATCTATAACTTCTAAAATTTTAGTAGATAACGCATCTGATTCTTTGTATAGTATTTCAATCTCTTTTACTTTATAACCATCTATCAATGTTGATATTGCTTCTGAAGGAGTTTGACCTCCGTCTGGTAATGGTAAATTTAAACTTACTGTATCTATCTTATTAACGAACCACTCCACAATACTTGAATCATAGTTATTAACCATGTCTTGTAGTTGCTCATTTTTTCCACCTCCATAATAACCGTCATGTCTAGGTATAAAGCATATCTGTGTATAAGGAGCAGCTAGCGAATACTCATCATCTTCAAATTTAAATCTATAACTAAATCTTATAAATTTTTCTTCAATTAAATCAGGATCACCTGTGAATTGATCATCAAAATTTGGATTAACAGCAACACTTATATCATCACCAATAGCTACAACTTCAATGTCTTTATTTAATCTAATAACAATTTGTTTAGATAAAGCATAGGTATAACTTTCAATAGATGTTATAATTACCTCGTCAGCTATAGTTATACCAACAACACCGCTAGGATTTATCAATGTTTCACTAGTTATAAAATCACCAACTCTAGGAGATGGTTGAGAAGATGGATTTAGTGACGTGTTATTAAAAGGATAATTAATTTCAACATCATTACCAGCAATAATTGCTCCCGCGGCATTTATAACACTACTATTAAAACCTCTTTTAAATAATCTAGAGGCTGAGTTTTTCATAGTGCTACTACTAAACTTTAATTTTAACTTTGTGACTTCGTTCCAAGTACCAGGTTGCATATTAGCCGTACCGTCACCATCTTTAAAATTATTATATATTGTTATTACAGGTGCAACTAACGTATCATCTATATCTATTACGTTCCATAATTCTTCTTCTCCTTGACCAGGAAAACCTGAAACTATATCACCTATTTTTATAGTTGTAGCGTCTGCGCCCGCTTTGCAGGTTAAATCATAACCTTTTAAAGGAATATTTTGAGCTCCTGACTCTACGTTTAATATTGTTTGATGTAAAACTAAAGGAGCTTCATAAGGATAATATTTAGCTACAGAGATTTGATCTTCATTTATATAATGAATTGGTGATATTAAAGAAGTTGGATTTGCAAGAGAAACGTTTATTTTTCTTGGTTGATTGCGATTATCTGTCCAAAAAAGTAAATCCTGTATTAAATTAATACCATATATTCTAAAATCTTTATGAAAATTTAAAAAAGAACCTCTTACTAAAAGAGTTAATATTCCTGTATTAATATTATATTCATGTATTGTATTTGTAAAACCAATATTTATAGTGTCTCCAGGTATACCAACTCCTCCACTATTAGCAAAACTAACAGCTTGACTTATTATAATCTCTCCAGTTGCTGAAAACCCAGTAACTATAGGATCAACTCTTTGACCTCCGGCACCGGAAGGTTGTCCATTCCAATTATCACCCCACAACAACATACCAACTTCTACACCACACGTGATAGCATTTACTTTTTGTCCTGTTGTTGTATACAATTGTATTGTGGTAATATTTGTCTGTGCAGTATTAGCTTGAGCAGTAAAAACTAAATCTCTAGGACACCTACCATTACCATCGTAACCAGCGCTGTACACATATATTATATTGTCAGTTTCATTTGTAAATTGACCAATAATTTTACCAGTGTAATCATCTTGACCAATTCTACCAGTGTATAAATAAGCCAATGCGTTATTACTTAAAATATTCTCAAACTCTCCTACTTCAGATCCTTGTGATCTACTTATTTGTAGATTATTAGCATCTCTATATTCGCCGTTTGGTACTAATCTATTATCTAAGTCTTTATTCATTTTAGACTTTAGAAATGTATTAACTATATTTGGCATGTTTTATCTTTTTATCCATTTAGATTTTCCGCGCATAACCTGAACTATCTCATCTAATTTTACATTAGATAATCTAATTTTAGCGTTTCTCAGTTTTGCACTTTTTTCTTGTTTTAATCTTTGTACTATGTACTCAGGTTGATTAATTCTAGTAGAAATTATAGCATGTGATATATATGAATATAAAGCATCTTCAGCCATTTTAGGTATTCTACTATCTAAATCATAAGCAAGTCCATCTGATATGTATTCTAATACTATTTGAGCGCCTATTAAATTACTTGAAAAAGATATTTTACCTTCTCTAGCATTCATATTAAACCACCCGTTACATTGAGCATATTGAGGTGACATACCGTATTGCTCGCCCCAACCCCAATACCAAAAACCTCCATAACCCCAGTTATAACCAGCCCAGTCCATACCTTCATTGTATAAAGCAAAATTTGGTAAACCATTAATTAAATTAGTGTTACCTTGCTTCCATTTACTTTCTGTCTGTGAAGTTCCTTCTAAGTTATCCTCAAAATTATCTTGAGTTAATCTACCAAAATTATCTTGTACAGGATTTTCATAGGGAGATGTGGTTAAATTGTTTGCGGGATAAATTATTCTTTTTACACCTAAAGCATCTATTCTAGAAACTCTTACATAATTAACATAATCTTGTGGTAACACATTGCTAAGAGTATGAGGTACTGTTAGCTCTTGTGACTTAATAGATTTTAATGTGTCATAACTAAATTCCTGTAAACCTCTTTTAGCGTGAAATATTATATCACTTCTGTTTGCTCTACCTATTAACTTGTCCTGGCCAACATAACCTACAATAAAATTATTTACTACATCTTGTAATGTAGTGTAAGCATAACTACCGTAATTTTCTTCCGTAGCAGTTCCATAAGCATTTTTATTACCAAAACTTCCACCATCAATAGTTTTTAATTGACAAACTAAAACGTTGTTTTGAGGAAGTGGTACTGCTAGTTGAATTATTGTATTATTATTTGGTTGAGCATTTACTGTATAGTTTGCAGTATATTCTGTATAAGTTATTCCATCTGTACTACTGTATAGCTTAAAATTATTTAAAGCGTACTCTGGTATAGCAGGATCAAATGAACCAAATTCTAGCGGCGTGTCAAATGTAAACGTAAACGCAGTTTGACCAGCCGGCGCTGTTACTACAAATCCCTGCGCTCCCGCGTAATATTGTGCATTAGTTTCGGTGATTAATCCACCATTTGGCATTGGCATATCTTATTGTTTTTCGTTATTATCTTGATTAGCTACGGCTTGCGATGCTGTTTGTATAATGTTTGGATCTTGTATTATAACTCCAGCGTAAGCTAATATTCTCATTATTAATTCGTCCTGCTCTGTCACATCTAGATCAAATTGTATTGAAGAAGTTTCTGCATACAAATAAGCTCCTGTTGTTGCATCTAATGTAAAACCCCAAACAACGTCTCTAGGTTTAGCTAAATATGAAATACTTATATCAGTAAGTATAGAACGTGGATATATTTTTACAACATAATTCTCATAAGTATATAATGGAAATTTATCTGTAGGTTGAGTTAAAGGAGAAAGAATTAATTGTTTTAACTCGTTAGGTTGAACATATTGACCAAGATCGTAATCTCTGTAAAACACAGATCCTAACCTGTACAAAGTGTCTGAAGTACCAAACACAGTCGGTGCGTCAGGAATTCCAAAATCTAATAGCGGAAACCCACTAACTGCTCCATCATAAGGAATAGGTGTTGTTCTTTGGAAGAATTGTAGTTTTTCTTCAATATTTTTTATACGATTAGAGTATTCAGTATCATTTTGTTGTAAGCGATATTGTTGATTTAAATCACTAGCATATGCCTCAAATATAGTTAATTGAGCTTGTGTGCCTATTTTATTAAACTCATCTGGTGTTATATAACCTCTTTGTTGTTGGTTAAGTATTAATAAAACGGTTTGATATACTGAATTTACGTTTATCATTATATTATTATTTTAATAAAAGGCGGGCGAACCCGCCTTGTTATTGTTATAGTCTTTTTTCTATAGACTTAAATACTTCTATTCCTTCATCAGTTTTAAACCAAGCAGCTATTGCTGAATATGGATTTTCATCAAATGGAACGTTTAAAAGCTTTCTATCATTACTAGTCCAATGTACAGATCTGTTATCTGGTGATACTCTAATAATCTGAGCTTCAACAGCGTTGATAGCAAAGTTTCTTAGTTGTACGTTTTCATCAGAAGCTAGTGATAAAAATAACTTAGGGTTTTGTTTAGCTAAAAGTAATAAATCTCTTCTTAATTCTTTTGAAGACATTTTATTTACTTTAGAACCATACTCTACTCTTACTATTGCTTCAGCCATATCAACATCCATGTTTCTAGCAGCATTTAAAGCTTCAATTTCCCACTCAATAATTTCAATTTGATCATCAGCTATTTGTTGTGGTATATGTTCTTTATATCTTAAAGTTTTCATTGGGTGATATAAAGATAATAGTTTTTGTAATGCAATTTTTTCTTTTGGAACATTTAATGTACCATCTCTAAAAGTTATATGTCCTAAAGTTACTTCACCTTTTTGCTCATCTACAAATGGACTTGACATGTTTGTAGCATATCTAAGTTCTCTTTGTTCTTTACTTGCCGCGTCATACCATAACAACGGGTGTCTTCTAGTATGTTTAGCAGGTATTGTAAACGTTAAAGGTTCTTTGTTTTGAGTTAGTATATAAGTTCTATCTTTTACTTCCCAGTCATCTTTTTTAACTGGTTTTATAGGTGTAGTTTTTTGAGTTGCAACAGCAACTTCTTCTACAGCTATGTCTTCTTGTTTTTTCTTTTTTGCCATAATATAATATAATTAAATAGTTTATAAAAGTAATAATTACCCCCGTCAATATAACGAGGGTAAAAATTACATGAGTAATTACACTCCTTTGAATAGTACAAAGTTGTTAGCAGCTTGAGTTACTAAACATCTTTCTGATAGGAAGTTAACTTCCATAGCATCAAGATCACTAGTAAATGCACCACCAACAGAACCTGTTAACCAAGATTTCATTCGTCTATCATCAGTTTGTGAAGCTCTATATCTTACGTGTAAGAAAGGTCTTCTGATGTTAGTTCCTAAAATTTGATCATAAACAGTTGTAGTACCAGCTGGTATTAAAACTCCTTCAATTGAGTTTGGTCCTACCATTGCACCTCTTGTAGAAGCGTCGTTTAAGTATTTCCAATCTGTTTTATAGAAGTCATATGAACCTCTTCTGAAACCGCTAAAACCTAAGTTTAAAGCCATTTCTTCTGAGTTTTCAAATAAACCAAAAGCAGTACCACCTGCAGATCCAGCTGATATAGCAGCAAGCATATCATCAAAATCAAGAGCAGTTTGTCTGTCTAAGAATAACATGTTTTCTTCAATTGCACCCTGAGTATCTAAGTTTCTAAGAATATCATCGAAATCACTGATACCTGTAGCGGCAGCGAAACCAACTTGTACATTACCTCTATCTTCGATAGCTGCAAATAAACCTTGTGTTCCTTTTAATCCAGTGATAGGAGATACAGCAGCATCAACTAATTCACCTTCTACACACATCATTTCTAAATAATCTTCAAATCTTAATCTAGTTTCAGATTCAGCCTTTAGATACCATAAGTATCCTCCAGTTCCATCTTCAGTAGCAACTTCTACCCAACCAATTTGAGCAGTATCAGAACCATTTACTACGTATTTGTTTCTGATAATTACAGGTAGGTTAGAAAATTGAGTAAACGCTGGGTCAACACTAATGTATCCGTCAGGAGCAGTAGCAGCATCGTAGTTAGGAGTAATAGATCCTTTTCTATACTCAGAACCATATACGAATACTTTTACAGGACCAACTAGTCCAGCACCTGCTAAGTTAGCAGCTGTGTACGTGGATACAGTAATTTGTGCACCAGCACCTCCACCAGGAACACTAGCAGTAACAAGAGCTTTAGCTTCGTTTCCGAAGTCGTCCATTACTACAACAGTAGAGTTTACAGAAATAACATTATTTACTCCTGCAACCGCACCTGGGTTTAGTGAAATGACACCTGTAGCACTAACAAATGTACAGTTATCATATGCAATATGTAATCTATTTTGTTCGGACCAGATTACTTGGTCACTTGTCATTGGAAGCTCCGCTCCAACCATTCTTAAGAATCCAGATAAAGTTCTATTACCATATCTTTCAACTTCAGCTTCGTAGATCTCTGGTAAATACTGTTGAGCAAATGATGTAAAATCAGCTGCAGCAGGATCAGTCCACTGTAAATAGTTAGTTTGTAAGACTTCTTGTACTTGGCTTGGTACAATAGTACCAAACTGGGGATTTAAAGCCATAATTTTAAATTTTAATTATTAAATGTTCGTTTTTTGATTTTTAATTTTGATGAATCTGCTCCACTAATAGCTTTTACCTTAAACCCGCTAACGTAGACATCCCCGCTGGCAACTTGCCTTGGCGCATCCGTAGCTGGATTTTTAGATTGTTTAACCATGTTTTTAACACCGTCTGCTTTGCCTTGTTCATAAAAATGAGAAGCTAGCTTGTCAGCATTCATCGCAGCATATAAAGCTTTATGATAACCCGCAGTGTCTCCAATATTTCCATCTTTGTCTAAAAATCGGTTTACAAAGTTTTCTATATTAGATTGTGAATTAGCAGTTGCCTTAGGGTCTTTTAACTTATATCTAAATCTCTTATCTCCTACCGTATAATCGAAACCTTCAAAATTAGTATTAAATAAATCGCTAGTTTTTTGTTTAAAATTTTCCTGAGACTGCTTTATATTTTCTTGCTGTTTATTGTAACGATTAAAAAAATCCATCGCTTTTTGTTGCTCTTGCGTAACACCAGGTCTCTGCTTTATTTCAGCATAATATTTAGATTTTTTATTTTCTAAATCTTTTTTAGCGTTAGCAACAGCTTCTTTATAAGCTAATTTTTTTCTTCGTATATCTTTTTGCTCATCTAATTCTTCATCAAAACTATAATCTTCCATTATAAGATTAATATCTTCTGAGTCTAAATGAGGTTTTGTTTTTCTTAAATACTCTTTCAACAATTGATCGTTGTCTAGCTTAGTATAATCTTTATTAAGCTCTACGTAATCTTCAACCGTACCACCTGTTTCATTCATAAATGTTACCAGCTTTTCTACATTTTCTGGTAATTCAGGCATTTTAATTATCGGAGTATCTTGTTTTTTTACTTCAACTGGTTTAACTTCTTCAGTTATCTCTTCAATTACTTGGAGCGGAGATTCTTCATTAGCATCTGTATCGCTGACCCGTACTTCTTTGTCCACTTCTGTGCTAACTTTGGGTTCGTTGCCCACAGGTACTTCCTCTGTTTTTCGCTCTTGAACGGCATCGTCTTCTTTTTTAGTTAAATCAATTGTAGGAGTTTCTACTTTTTGTTCTGTAGGTTTTTTCATCTCCATTTTTACAGGCTCAGTGTTAGTTTTACCTAAATCTTTTGCCTTTCTTTTTGGTTTTATTTTACCTTTTAAAGTAAATTCACCTTCTTGCTTGACCTCTACGGCCGCTTTTTTTTCTGCCATAATATAATATAATTAAATAATTAATACTAAATAGTTGGTTGTTGCCCACTTTGAGCTTCAAAGTTAATTGGTAATAAATCATTTTTTCTTTGACTTATCATTTGACTTTGTTGTGTGCCAGCTATTCTTGTTCTTTTATCTTTACGATCTTCAATTGATTGCTCTTTTTTAGACTCGCGTTGATTTTTTACTTGTTCTAATTGTAATTGATAATTAAACTCTTCAGCCATTAACTGACGTTTAATTTCAGCTTCAGTTTGCATACGTTGTATTTCAAACTGAGATTTAGCTTGTTCAAAGTTTACTTTTTCACTAGTCAAAGCTTGTTGTTTTTGAACTTCTGCTTCTGCCGCTGCTTGAGATGCTTGAGAATTTGCCTGAGCTTGTTGTTGACTCATTTCAGCTTGCATTTGTCTTTCTCTTTGCAACTTACGCTTACGCTTCATTTTTAGCATTTGATTAGCTAATTTTAAATTACGTATTTGTCTTATCTCAATAGCGTCTTCTAAATCTACACCACCACTTGATAAAGCTACTTGTATGTTTTGTTCAAGTTTCGCTTTTTCTTCCTCGTCTGGTTCAAGATCTAAGAAAATACCAAAATCATGTAGATTTAATTTTTCTAAACCTTTTAAAGTTTTACTATTAAAAACCGTAATGCTTTGATTTAAAGCATTTGCTGTTAGCGGATAATCTAACATGTCATTAACTTTTTTAGATATGTTTTCACACATTCTTAAAGTTAAATACAAACTAGCATTATTAATATGTTTTGTTGCTATGTTAGAAGCTTGTGCAGCAATTTTTTGTAAACCTACTAAGGTGTCTTTATCAGCTAAAGCACCATCTCTAGCTTCGTTTAATCCTGTAACGTCTCTTATCATTTGTAAATAATAATTATACGTTGATATTAAACTTTGTATTTTAGCTTGTCCAGATCCTGTAGATAATTCTTGCACAGGTATTTTACCTCTATTTAACTCTCCATCTTGAGTAAGTGATCTACCTACAACAGAACCAGTTTGAAAATACATATTTAAAGCTTCAGCTGGATTATAATTTGTTCCATTACCAAGATCAACTTCTGCTAACCCGTCCATATCTAAAAATACACCGTCTGGTACCATTCTAGCTACTACTTGTTGTAGTTTTAAATGAGTTATTTGAATCATATCTGCAAAACCAGTTATTCTACTCACTGTAGAATCAATACGTCCTTTATACATACGTGGTGCGCATATAGCATAATTCATTTCTACTTTAGTAGTGTCTGCCATTGGTCTAGTCATGTTAGGACATAACTCCCACCTCAATAATATATTAGTACCTAAAACTTTCACACCTCTATATAGTGTTTCAATAGTTCTACCTACTCTTTCAAAATTATCATTTTCAGGTGGATTAAAAGTATCTGGTTTTTCAATAGCTTTTATTAACCCTTGATCTGTTTCTTTTATTTTAAAAACTTGATCACTATATGTTTTATATTCAAAATATAATAAAGGAATAGTGTTTTGATCCCATGGACCATTACCGTAACCGTACATATAAGTTTTATCACCTTGATATTCTTGTATTTTTTCTAAAACAGAATCATCTATGTTAGGAAATTGCTTAGCTATTTCTGGTAACGTAACTGCTTTTAATTCACCCACATAATATATATCCTCAAAATTAGGATCTTCTGTGTAAGAATATACTAAGTAAGCTGGATCTACATAATCTATAGTTATACCATTAGATACATTAAAGTCCGTTTTAACAGCGCCAATACCGCATGTAACTAAATCGTAGTTTATTCTACGTTTTGTTAACTCCCATTTATTATAATCCAATACTTGATTAATAACTTCTTCTTCAGCTATTTCAACACTTTGCTTGTAAGACAATTGCATGTGTAACTCTAGTTCTTCTGGAGTTTGTGGCATTTGATCTTCTGGTACTTGAGTGTTAAATAAATTCTCGCCTAATTGAGCGTTTATTTTATTCATTGTTTCTCTAGCAAATATATCTTGAGCTAGTAACTCTGCATAATTAGTCCTTTTTTGCAAAGAAGCTGGATCTTGCGCGAAAGCATTTATATCGTATTCTTTATTAGAAATACCATTAGTAAGTATATCTACAAATTTTGAAATAATAGGTACTGGTTTCCAGTCTAAGTTTAAATAAGATAAATCACCATTAATAGATAACTCGTCTTTATATTTTGAAGTAGGTTGTTCGCCTCTTGCGTATAGTCTTAATCTATTGTAGTTATTCCAAGTGGTTAAATATCTATTACCACTTGTTCTACCTTGACTAAACCACTCTTGTTCTATAGCTTGAGCAACTCTCTCACCATATTCCCAACTGGCTTTTTCTGCGTCACTAACTACTTGGCTAGGAAAAATACTATTACCATTCGTGTATATACTTTTCATTTAATCTATAATTTTAGATAACAACCCACTATTATCAAATTTTTTTATTCCTAAATTATAATTTTGTCTTACAATTTTTGGAACAGGTCTATATTTATTTTTATTACAAGCCATTATTGCTAATCCTGAACTAATAGATGCATCATGAGTAGTTCTATTGTTTATATCAAACTTAGCCCAATCTTCTAACGTTCTTTGAAAATACACATCACCATGAGTATTATCACTGCGAAAACCAACATATGTTTCTATGTAACTTTCAATAGCAGCGGCGTGCGCTTGTTTTATATCTTCACTAGAGTTAGGTATTCCACCTATTTCTCTTTCTGTAATTGATAGTTTGTTATATATTTTATCAGGTCTATTCATTGCAAAACCTCTATAACCTCGCCTTTTAAAATGATATAATAATCTAGGTTTATTATTTTCTGCTAATATTGGCATGCCATAAAATACACAAGCCATTAACACGTCTTCAAAAAATATCTCTGCAGTTTGTGGTCTAGCTATATATTCTAAGAAAAAATGATTAGCCGGAACATCTTCCATGCTAAA